GTCCTGGCCCTGCTGCGTCCACTCGATGCCGCGGCGCAGGCACACGCGGTGGTACAGCCCGGCTTCCACCGCGCCGCGGAAGGTGACGCGGTGCACGCTGGCCGCCTGCGGGCCGCCGCGCTTGCCGGCGCGGATCTCCTGCACAAGCTGGTTGAACGGGTTCTCCACGCCGTCGTGCGTGGACCAGATGCGCACCTTGTCGCCCCACA